TTGGTCTTTTCATATGAACGTAAACCGCCAATTCCAAGCATACCCAACAGCACTGTCATAAGGCTACCCATGTCAAACTCAGGCAGCGGTGGTATCGCTACACCAGAAAGTGTCACTACAAATATAATCAGTGGGCATAGGATAAAGTGGTACAGTAGCGCAAATCCACAAATCCACCCCACAAAGGGACGCCAGCCGCCCTTAAACAAGCTGCCAGACGCCGCTTCAGCCTTGTTGATCTCCAACTGAGCTAACAGGGCTTGCTGGGCGTGGGTGTCGGACATGGTCGCTATTTCGTGGGCCAGCTTTGCTTTCATGTCAGAGTCAGGGATTACCTTATCTAAGATACCAGAAACAGGGCCAATAAGAGATGCTATAATGCTCATTTGCCTTCACCTTTTTCATAACTTATGGATGCCTTGTTGCTTTTTGCGCTCATGCTATTAAATCCAATAAATGCCCCGACGATTCCCGAAGCCGCTATGACGTATACAGAGGCGATATCAGTAATAAGTGTTGCTGCCTTATCGAAACCCAGCCATGAAGCAAATAATATTACTAGAGGATACAGTAACATTCCAGCGAGTGCAAAACCCGTAAATCGACGCTCTGCATTGCGCTTTAAGTCTTCATCCTCCATCTCACGTCGTTTATCCTCAAGCGCCAGAATATTCCATTCATTGCGATCAATGCTTCCGCTGGAATCCAAGTCTGCCTTATCAAACTCTGTCATTTTCGGCTCTCCATTTTTCGTAGCCCAGCGCAATACTTTTATCTCTGGTTATTATGACAACTTTTCCGTTTTTGTCTACAATAACCCACTTCTTCACCTATTACTTCCTGCCCATAAAGCCGCGCCCCAAATCAGACCGCCTGTACCCACCGCGATTAAGAGACCAATAGAAACTATAGAAATAATCCAGAAGATCTTGTCGCGTTTGTCAGCTTGTTCTTCAAGAGCCAGCTTTTTCCTTTTTCTCGCCTGTGCTGTTTCGTGAACAACCATATCCCATAATCCCGGTTCCGCATTTGGGCCGCTTCTGCACAACGACCGTAGCTCTTCTAGTGCTTTCTTATGCGCCATACGTGCAGACGCTATAGCAAAACCCTCTTGCTCTGAAGAGTTAAGTCGGCCAAGGGGACCTTTGTGTTTTCCACTTTCTGCTAGGTTTATCTCGGATTCAATCTCAGCAAGTTTTCCAAAGGCAGGCATAAGTTCATTAATGTCTTTGCCTGCTTTAATAGCAGAGCTTATGCTTCCAGCAACCTTGGTAACCATACCAGCAAGGGCCAATACTTCAATCATGCTCTAACGCCTTCAGAACTCTCCAGGAAACCTTTGACTATTCTCCAGTTTGATTGGCATTTCTTTGCTCCATCGCTTGACGCTGAACATCGATACGTTCTCGGTTAACATCGCTACGATCATCGGCAACCTGCTCTTGAAGCTCCAATCGAGCAGCGTCTGTCACGGCCCGCTGTTCGATCTTCATCCCGTCAAGTTCCAACTTAGCTTGGTCAATCGCTAACTTATGCTGGGCTTCCATCTCCTTGATAGAAAGTTCCTGCATGCGAATACCAACCAATGGATCCTCCTCCTCAGTGCCCGCAGTCATCATAGGCATAAGAGCTTTAATCAACTCAACCTCAACCTGCGCAACCCGAGACTCAACTTGCTCTGGAGCAAACTGTTCAGGAGGCTGCATCTGTTGTTGCATCTGCTGTTGTTGCTGCTGGGCCATCTGCTGTGCCGTGGCCGAATCAATAGCTCCAGTCTGCACCATAAGCTGTAACTGCTGGCCTTGCTCTTCCATGGAGACCTTCATCTGATCAACCTGTTGCATCGTGCTTTCTTCCGCCAAGGACTTCATCTCTCTGTCCACCCGCTCACGGGCCGCCATGCCGATATGCTGCAAGATGTGGCTGTGTAGTCCCGCCATAACCGGCGGAGCTTCCTGTACCATAGGCAGTGAAAGAAGAGACATGTGAGCCTCAATGTGAGCTTCGTGGTCCTGCTCTGGAAACGCCTGCTGGGGCTGACCCATAAGCATCCCACCATTCTCCATGGCCGGATCTTGAGGAGTAGGCTGCGGTGGTGGTGGAGGCGGTGGTAGAACCTCGTCTATGTTTTGCACCTCTAACGCTTGATACATCCGACGATAAGCGGCGTGAAGGTTGTGCATCTCTGGGTTCGACTGAGCCAGTTGTAGCTGAGTCTGGGCCAAAGTAACCCTCTGAGCCATCGAAAAGATGTTCGGATCTGAGACTGGGAGGACGTCGATCCGGGCGTCAAAGTCCTCGACCTTAACCTCCTGCGGTGCACCTGTTACTTCGTAAGGGTACATCGGAGGTAGATTTTCAGCGAAGATACGCGCCAGCAAACGAAACTCTGTCTTCTGAGCGTAGTGCAACCGTTTATGGATTGCTGACATGACCTTCATGCCGCGCTCCAACATAGCAACCGTAGTTCCTACTGGGGTGTCTTTACCCATATCAGACACAGATTGATCGGCCAGAGAGATGAACCTACGCCCATCGTTAACCAAACCGCCAAGCATCTGAGCCAGTGTAGCTGATGGCTCTTTGTAGGGCAGAGGTACAATAGCGTCTCTGATGCTCCCTCCTGGCGCGTCGATGTCTCTCCACTCTCCTGGCTGCAACGGCTCGTCAGAGTTCCGTACACGCACTCCACGGGCCTTAAAGCCTGCGGGGAGGTTAGCTAGGGTTCCAGCGTCTATAAGCTGTCGTAGGAGGCTTGTAGCGGCTCTACCGAGGCCACCAATCATATGGATCATTCCGAAGCCATAGAACCCCAATCCAGGGGTAAACTTGTAATGCACAAAGTAAGGCCGCTTGCGGCGTAGCATATCGTCCATTGCGTAGTTGCGACGGATAGAAAGGATCTGCCCAGAGCTTTCGTCAAGCGTAACAATGTACGGAAGACGAATGCCAGTCGGCTCACCAGTCTCTTGGTTGATGTCCTCAAAGCCTTCAATGTCCAGATCAGCGTGGATCTCAAGGATCGTCAGCACATCTTCGCTATAGTTCTTAGATAAGCCCTCAAGCTCGTTTACCTTCTGGCGAACAGGGTTCTCTTCAAGATTGTCCGAGGTCTGTAAGTCAACGTCACGGTACATGCCCGAGACCTGCAACTTACGCACTTCGTTCTCATCCATACGCAAAACATGCGTAACCCGATTGGCCGTGGTCAGATCAGACGCGGAATAAGGTACAACCAAATCCTGCGCAGGAATAAACTTAGCAACAGCCCGCTGCCGAGTAGCGTCGAAGTAAACTTTCTTGAATGTCGATCCACTTAACGGGAGATAATACAGAAGCTGGTCCATATCTGGATCATACTCTTCCATAACTTCCGTGATCTGGTAGTTCATAAAGTCTTTTACGCGAGTAGCCTGCGCTTCCCGCTCTGGGGTCTTAGCCCCCAACACGCCAGTCTTAACTGGGCCGCCCGAGGGCAGTAGCTCTTTGTACGCTTGAGCCTGAAACTGTGTAACACTTTCCGCAACCAACGGGTGAGTAAGACCAGACGCGCCCTCAAACGGAGTAGACCGCTCGTCCATCTTAATGCCAAGCAGGTCAAGCCCCTTGACATACGCCTCTTCCCACTCGGACCGTGATTCTAGGTCATCCTCGTATAAACCCCGTAATTCGCTGGATAACGCGCCTAAATCGCCCTCATCCATGAACTCTGCTAGGTTAGCGTCAAACGGAATCAACTCCTCTTGAGCCATCATCTCTTCTTGGAAGTTCATGGGCTGGACAGTCGCGCCCCCCATGCCATCCTCTATAACTTCAGCCCCGCCTGGAAACTCCATCGGTGCATCAATTGCAACTTCTACGTCGGGAAGACCCGCTGTGTCATCCAGGTCAAGCCCCGGTGCGACCATGTTAGGTGGTAATGCCATTAGTAATACTCCCGTTTACGGGGCCTCCATTCGTCTTCCTGGTCGTCCTCTCCAGCCAGAGAGATAAAACCACCCCTACGAAAACGCATAAGTGCCAACGTCATACTATCACAGAAGTCATCGTTGTCACCATTAGGAAACGAAACTACTTCCTCAATCACGTCATCAGCGAACTTCTTGTCTTCCGGTGCCCATACCATACCCGCTTCAAACAACGGCGCAACCATGTGCATCCTCGTTACCTTATCACTTCCTTTGCCCGGTGAGAAGCCCAATGCTGGTATACCGCGCAACCGTAACTCGTCAATGAGCGGTGTACCCGTCGCTTTCGCCTCCACCAACACCATATCCGGCTCCCAATACTCGTACTCCTCAAAGGCAACCTCCTTTAATTCAGGGAAATTCCACCTGCCACGGCGCGCATCCATCAAAATAACGTGGTCCGCGCCCCCTTCTTCAGGCTGAAACACCCCCCAAGTCGTGATTGCAGAGTAGTCAGCCGTCTGCTTCTTGGAAAACGCCGTGTCATACGCCTGAAGTATGTACTTCAACGGCGGAATTGTAGGACGGTCCCACGTTTGCCACCATTCGCGCTTGATTATCGCTGATTCGGAGGCCGTGGGCTGCTGTTGCCACTGCGCGTTCCACTTACTAGCAGGCAAAGACGCCTTGATCGACAATAATGCGTCTTTATCCCAGAACTCCGGCCAAAGTGGCTTGTCACTGGGCAAAATTGCAGGAAATTCCACCACATCCCACTTGTCAGACATGACATCACTGCCCTGCTGGGCCAATAATCGCCCTGTCAAGTCTTTTTTTCCCCACCTTGTCATAACAATGATGATCGAGCCGCCAGGTTGGAGACGCTGACGGGGCCCAGAGGTGTACCACTCGTATGCGTGGTCGAATGCAGTCTCGCTTAACGCATCTTGTTCCGAATGAGGGTCGTCAATGACCAGCAAGTCAGCACCACGGCCCGTAATCGCAGCCCCAACACCCGCCGCAAAGTACTCTGCGCCCTTGTCAGTGCCCCATTTACCCGCGCCCTTGTTGTCGTCTTTAAGGTTTGTCTCAGGGAAGATAGTTTTGTACTCAGGGTCATCAATTAAGTCCCTCACTTTGCGTCCAAACCGTACCGCAAGCTCCGTATTGTGTGTAGCTTGGATGATTTTTAGCTTTGGGTTCCTGCCCAGAAACCAAGCAGGCATCAAGTAACTTGCAAACTCAGACTTAGAATGCCGAGGAGGCATGTTGATAATCAAACGCTTGAGCTCTCCGCGGGCCACGGCCTCAAGTTTTTCAGCAATCACACGGTGGTGCTGGCCCTCGATGAAGTTGTCATACACATGATGAACAAACGGCATGAAGTTGTCGTGAGCCTTCTCACGCAAGTCCATGTTCTTTCGAGCCTCAGTTAAGGCTAGTATTTCTTTTAAGGCTTCCTCTGGTAGAGCTTGTAAGTTCACTACCTTAACAGATCCATGATCCCACCAACAGGGCCGCCTTGGTTGAAGTTATTCCGGTTGGAGCCTTGGATGAAATTGCCGCCGGTCCCAGAACTAATCGGAGCGTATGGCTGTAAGTTAGGCTGTCCAAGGACCGCGGGCTGAGAAAAGTCCGTAAGTGGAACGCTGGGGTCCGGCGTAACGTAACTCGGTAATCCAAGGTAGCCGCTGTTTGTATCGTCCATAGGCACACAGGCGTTGGTCGCAGGATCCATTATGAAACCCTCGGGGCAAGGATCGGCAGCCGCCTTTCCAGGAGTGCCGCCGCCGACGCCAGTAAACGCGAAAGGGTCAATGCCCGATACTGTTGCAGCCGGATTGTCGTTACCGTCGTCAACAGGGCCGGGGAAACCAGCCTCACGAGTGGCCTCCGTTTTGGCAACATACGCATCGGCATCTGCCTCGCTGTAGCCCGCTAGTATCAATTTCGCACGTTGTTCCTCTGGGGTTCCGAAACCCGCGGCAAACGCCATGTCCAAGTCCGTCTTAAACCCCGAGCCTATGCCTTGGTTAAATCGTCCAGGGGTCTCGTCATTGCGGTTGGAGTTGGCCATGCCAACCTTAAACCCAAATGAGTTTTTTAAGGTGGGGTCAACAAGCTCGCCTGCTTTTCCTGTTGGGTGGCCTATCTCATATACAAGCTCACCAGCCTCATTATATCGCATGAAGTCAGAGCCTTCTTTATCCGGGCCGCTGCCTTGGGTAAAGAAGTTCGCGAGTGACTCTAGGCCCGTTCGCGGCTTCGCTACTCTAGCGATTTTTGCGGCTTTAAGATCCTCGGCAGAGGCACCGGTGGCTACGGTGCCTGCGGATGAAGCTACTTCCTTGGGTGTAACTACCTTGGGTGTAAGAAATGCTGCTACGTCAGTGTACGGATCTGTGGGGGCATCTCTCTTGAAAGCTGCTTGACGAAGTCGTGCAGCTTTGGCAGCGGCTTCCGCATCACGGGTACGTTGTTTGTCAACTTCATCTCGTTCGCCGCCCCCGATAGCCCCGCTAGGAGAACCTGCTTTGTCACCACCTCGATAACCTTGGCCCATCGAACGTGCCTGACCGGGACTCATTCCGAGTGTTCTATAAGCTGGAACGCCCCCAGGACCGGCAAACGGTGGTACAGATTGGCCCTCACCGCCTCGGTACTGAGTGTTCAACAAGTCCTCCTCGAAAGGATTGATGTACGCTAAGTTGTGACGCTGGCCGCCAATCGTAGTCTCACGCGGAACAGTGCCGCCCATGTTGTACTTATACATTGTTCGTTCCCTTCCGTGGGTTTAACCCCGTGTAACACATCTCAAACCACTAAGCTAGATCAAGCGTAATAGCCGCGTGACGCCCCGCCAAACGGACTGTTAAACTGCTGCTGGCCATAAAAACTCTGCTGATTGTTCTGAGAACCCAACTGACCGCCGTAAAAAGACTGCTGCTGCTGCGGACGAGGAGCATAGCCGCCCTGCTGCATCATCTGTTGAGGCATCATCGACATCTGCCGTTGCATCGGATTAGCCATCGACATAATGCCACCCCCCGCACTCATCCCAGTGCCCATGCCGCCGTAGCCACTCATGCCGCCGCCGCCGCCAAAACCACCCATGCTTCCAGTTAAGTAACTCGCAAAGTTGCCGCCAAACGGACTGCTCTGCTGCTGTGATGAACTCTGCTGCATCGGAGACTGCATCATCCCCATCATCCCAGGATCAGTCATGCTCGATGGTGCCTGACTCATGATCCCCTGATAAAACCTCGGGTCCCCAGGATTATCAAGCCCAAGCTGAATCTCCTCCGGCGCAATGTAGTCCGGTACTTCGCCCGCGTACCTCGGGTCCCCAGGGTTGTCAGCCTGTAACTGCAAAAACTGCGCTTGAAACGAACCCTCGGGAGCCGTCGACGCAAACGGATTAACCTCGGCCACCGGAGGTTGTTGGGAGTCCTCGGGCGCCGTCGACGCAACTGATGGTAATACGTCTAAAGTGCCAATGCCCGTGGCCCCAGACTTAATTCGGAGGGGGTCCGGCTTGGGGTCGTAAGGAGCTATGAAGCCGCCGAAGCCGGTGGGAGAATAGGGGGATATAGGGTCTGGGACTACGGGATCTGGGACTACGGGATCTGGGACTATAGGGTCTGGGACTATAGGGTCTGGGACTACGGGCGCAGTCACAACTTCTGGATCAATAGGCCCACCAGTTTCGTCCCCTTCAGGAGGTAGCGTATCATAGAGAGGATGGTCTGGGCCTACGAAGCTACCTTCAGGCACCGGACCCCCCTCGACATAGGGACCTGGCGGTAAATATCTATATCCAGGTTTCCTATCAGTAACGGCAGGGTTGTTACCTTGCGGTCGTTCAGGACTCATGCTCCCAAGGCCAACGAATAGGTTGCGCCCATCGGAAACGGGCTGATATTCTCC